GACAAGGATAAGGTTAAGGACAAGGGGACGCCGGAGTTGTCAAGGAAACGACGACGGGGGATCGAGGACATGGATCAGCTCATCATCATGGCTCTTGCCCTGGCGGCAATCATCACCGGCGGCTGGGCACTACTCCGGCACCGCTGACCCCCCTGTGCCCTCTCTCTTCGGCAGGGGGGGGTAGCTGAAAGTCACGGCCCCTGCAGAGTAGATACGGTGTCGCGGACAATCCTGAATTCTGGTAGGCGTGGAATGACGACGGCGGCTGACTTCAAGATATTCCAGGCGGAGTTCCGCAGGTATCAGGCGTTACTCGGGTTGAACGGCTACACGGTCTACTTCAAACACGAGGCGGATGGTGAGAGCTTCGCGAGTATCTCCGTCAACCATTCCGCCTGCGTGGCCACCGTTCGCTATAACAGCGACCTACCCGAGAAAGACAAGCCCCACGCAGACCCGAAGAAGGATGCCAAGCACGAGGCGATTCACCTGCTGCTTGCGCGGCTTGAGGGCCTGGGCCGGTCCCGCTTCACGACGGAGAGTTCACTCTACGAGGCGACCGAGGAAGCCGTGAATAAACTGGCTTCCGTAATTCCGTAAGAGCGTAAGATGGTTGAACTGACCTCAATCCCACTGGCGGTGAAGTACGGGACGATATTGCTGGCGGTGACGCTGGCGTGTCTGCTGGTGGTGTGGATATTCCACGGCAGGAAAAAGAAGGGGTGATGCCATGCTGAACGACGAAGAGGACAAGGCAATACGGGACGGGAACCGAGACCTGGGGATGCGGGCGGGCGCGAGAGACGCGGCGTGGCAAGATGTCGTTGCCGCCGTCGATGCGGTGGCCGTGGCCGACAGGGAAGCGGACTCCCAAGCGTACCGATGTGGCGTACTGGTGCGGCTGGGGGCGCCGAGGTCGCTGGCAGCCCGGTTCATGGGGCAGCTCACGCGGATGATGTCGTCGTTCATCGACTACGGCGACCTGCCGCCGTTCGGCAAGGCGATGGCCGATATGATGGCGCGAATGACGTTGCACCCCACGAGGTTGACCTTCACCAGTTCCGGCGGGATGAACCTTCCGGTGCTGGACTGGCCGAAAGTGCAGTTCCCGGTGTCGACGATACCGGCCCGGGGTATCGACTACGGGCCGACGCCGCTGGGCCGGCGCATGACGCGGGATTCTGAACTCTACCTGGGCGCTGCCCGCGGGATGCCGACGAGCGATGCCCGGAACGGACTGGAGGAGTGGGGAGCTCTGTGGGAACCGAGGACCTGCCTCGACTGCGGCCACACCGGCGTTGACGTCGGGCTTCGGTATTGCATCAACTCCTTCGCCTGCAGAGAGCGGGAGACTGCCGCCAAGGCCTGCCTCGAGCCGGTAACGCAAGCATGAACGGACGACTCGGCAAGAAAGTACGCCGCCTGATGAAGCGGGCTTGGGGGGAGTTCTACAAGGACATCTACGACCAGCCCTTCCGGGTGCGGTTCCTGATAGCCTGGGCGATTGTGTGGAAGAAGCGGTGACCAAAGTATGACGGCTGAGATCGAACGCACCGACGAAACCGATGCCCTCATCCGCGAGCAGGCACGCAAGTATCCCGACTGGTGGGACGAGTATATTCTCGGCCGGCGCCTTTGGACGAAGCAAAAGGCGATTGCCCAGTCGACCTTCATGTATCCGCGAACGACGGTGCGGAGTTGCGAGTCGTCCGGCAAGACGTTCTCCGCCGCCGGCATCGTGCTGGCGTTCCTCTACAACTATCCGCCGGCGACCGTCTTTACCACGGCGCCGACCAACCGCCAGGTCGAGGACCTGCTGTGGGCGGAGATCCGGACAGCGTTCGGGGCTTCCCGGATGGCGCTCGAGGGGAATCTCACACGGAAGCGACTTGAAATTGACGACAAGTGGTACGCTGTCGGCTTCGCTACCGATGAGCCGGAGCGGATGCTCGGCTATCACAACGTCAATGTCCTGGTCATTGCGGACGATGCCGCCGGTTTGCAGGATGAAATGTACGGCGCCATCGAGAACCCGCTGTCGACCGGCAATACGCACGAGCTTCTGATCTCCAACCCCACGCAGTCGGTCGGGAAGTTCCGGGAAACATTCAGTTCGAAGCTCTACAACAAGTTTCACATATCCGCCTACGACACCCCGAACCTCAAGGGGTTCGGCATCACTGAGGAGGATATCGCTTCGGGTGAATGGGTCAAGAAGTCGGAGGGTAAAGACCTCCCCTTCCCGGAACTCATCAGTCCGGCGAAGGTGGCGGAGCGGTATCACGAGTGGGGTCCGGGCAGCTATCTCTACATCGTCTTCATCCTCGGGGACTTCCCGGAGGCCGGCGTCAACAACCTCAACCGCATCGACCTGATCGAAGCGGCTATGGCCCGGCAGACAGAGCGCCAGGTCTTCGAAAAGCACTCCAGGGTCGCCGCTCTGGACGTCGCCCGGTACGGCGACGACGAGAGTTCATTCGCCATTCGGCAGGGCGACAAGGTTCTCGACACCTTCGAGTGGGCGCACCAGGATTCGGTTTACACTGCCGGCCGGGCGGCGCGGCTCATCAAAGAGAATAAGCCGGCGCGGACCTACGTCGACGTCGTTGGTCTCGGCGCCGGCGTCTTCGACATTCTCAAGAATGAGATTGGCGAGCAGTACAAGATTATCGAGTACGATTCCGGGAAGGATGCGCTGGACAAGGAGCGCTACGTCAACCGCCGGGCCGAGGGCTATTTCGACCTCAACAAGATGCTCGTCGACGGCGACCTCGACCTGCCTGGCAGCGGCAAGCTCAAGGCGCAACTGGCCGATATCCGCTACATCTTCGACAAGAAGGGCAGGCTGCAGATTGAGAGCAAAGAGGATGCCAGAAACCGGGGCAGCAAGTCGCCGGACGTCGCCGATGCGGTGATGATGAGTTTCTGCCGCAAGACGGGTGGCGGCGGTTCAGGCAGAACTACTACGTATTGACAGGAGTCGTAGCTTATGGCGAAGAGCAACAACCTTCAGCTAGTCCACGACAAGAAGAAGGATATGCGGCTTCTGTTCAAGCGCATGGACGACGACAAGAAGCTGGCCATCTTGGACCCCTTCGAAATGAAGAATCTGGACGGCCAGAAGACGCCCGACGTTATCAATGTCACCATGAACGAGGCGATGGTCTTCCTGGACCGGGCCAAGGCGATAATGAACGGCGCCAATATGCAGCGCATCGTCTTCGGCCGGGATCTCGACGACAAGCAGGCCACCACGATTGAGAATTTCTACGAGGACATCTACTACGATGTCGACCAGCGCTTCACCAATTCCCGTTATACGAGCCTGTACGGCTTCCTGATCGAGCAACTCCTCGGCAGGGGGTCGACCGTGGCCCGGTGCCTGATGCGCGAGGACGGGGACGAGTTTGTTCCGGATATCACCGGCTTCGATAGCCGCTACTTCGCCTTCGAGAACGACAGCACCGGTATGATGTGGGGTGCGCCCTTCACGTGGCAAACCAAGGCGCAGGTTCTCAGGGATTACGGTATCGCGCTGCGGGGTAATGCCCGGGGGGCGGTCATAACCGACTTCTGGAACGACGTGGTAAACGAGATCTACATTGCCGACACGCTCTTCACCGGCGGCTCACAGACGCTCGATCCCGAGAAGCACCCGGAGCGGATATTCGAGCATGGCCTCGGCTATGCACCTTTTGTCTACACCCAATCCGGCGCCGGTCTGCAGTCGTTCATGGATGATGGCATCATCGAGCACCAGGGGGAGAGCGTCTTCGCTCCCAACCGCGGGCTTCTGCCGCATCTGAATCATGCCGCATCGATCTTCCTGACGCTGACTGACATGAGCTTCGAGGGTTCCCTCGCCCTGAAGAAGGAGGAACCCGGGACGGGCGATAAGCCGAAGAATCCTTTTGGCCGGCGCAAGGTGATTGAGCTGGGGATAAACGAAGGCTTCAGCCTCATCCCCATCAACGACGTCAAGAACGCCACCCGCCTGTTCTACAATATGCTGGTCGGGGCTCTGCAGCGCGGGGCGCTGCCGAACATTGACTACGGCGGGCTGAGCTTCCCCCTCAGCGCCGTGGCCATTTCGAAGTTGACCGCTTCGAAGGACGCCATCTTCATCCCGCGCTTGAACGCCCTGGCCTATATGTACCGAGCGCTCTCCAGGATGATAAAAGACCAGTACGTCAAGGGCGGCTACATGGTCGAGCTGGGCGAAGAGGGCAGGGAACGCGAGTACCCGGCCTCCGACATCGACAAGAAGTTCGGGACCGAATACCGGTTCCACTCGGTATCGCCCGAGCAGGACATCGCCAACTATGCCATCGGGCAGGCGGCAATGGCCATCGGAGTACCGAGGATCACAGTCTTCACCGACGTTATCAAGTTCAACGACCCCGCTGGTCAGATCAATCTGGCCAGAGAAGAGAAGGTCGAAGCCGGCGATTTCGCTCAGACTCTCTATGCAGCCATGCACCAGCAGATTGAGGCCGGTAAAGACGTCCAAGCCAGAATGACGCTGCAGCAGCTACTCCCGATACTCCGGGCGAGGGCTGCGGGAAGCACGATAGGATTGGCGCCGCAAGCGGGCGGGCTCGGCGCCGGTCTCGATGCCGCCCGGCAGATGGTTCCGTTGCTGGGCGAAGGCACAAGTGGCGGCGGTGCGCCGCCGGCAGATGGCACAATAGCCGAAGGCGAAGAGGCCGACAACGACCAGCAGCGGCGCGAAGAGACCGTATCGAGGAGCAGGGAGACAGCCGATGCCCGATAAGCTCACCCATGAAGAGGCCGACCGCTTGGTAGAGGAGGCCATGCAACCGCCGAAACCAGTCCGGCTAGGGCGAGGCTTTGCTCCCGGCATCGGCAATCTGAGAGAGGCCGCAGGGCGGCAGAGACTACTCGCGCC